CCAATTGTAATATTGGAGAACTCTTAACGACATCCAAAAAATCGAATGTTAATTTCTTGGATTCTTCCAATAACTTATCGTTAAAGTAAGATTCCATCAATCTATTCGAAATAATCAAATTAACCGTTCCTATGTTGACATTTTTCATATGATATTATTCGATTTATTATAAATACTTCTAATAATTATAAACGTTATGTTCTCAGTCACTTTTAGTTTGTAGTTAAATCACCTTCTTCAAGTGTTTCAAAATCAACATCTTCTCCTTCGACAATTTTTTGCTTTGTGTTGATAGTTTCACTTGATTTCAATAAATTGTCAATTTCGTTAACCATCTGCATTGCATTTTTATTTAAATTGTCATTAATTGAATTGTTTTCTTTAATTATTTTTTTATGCTTTGCTTCTTTCTTATGTTCGGGTTCTGGACTATTACCATAAACCATTTTTTCGATATGTTTTTCGAATTCGTCTTCAGTTAATTTAGTACGTCCTTCAGCCATTGGTGGTAATCCACCACCGCCACCTGCGGGTGCTCCACCACCACCTACTGGCGGTGCGCCACCTAACGGTGCTCCACCTGTGTTACCTTCTGGCGGTGCTCCTGCGGGTGCTCCACCACCTGCTGGTGGCATTCCTCCCGGTGCTGCTCCACCTGCTGGTGGTACACCACCTGCTGTTGCTCCACTTTCTGCACCAAGTGGCATTCCTTCAACTGGCTCACCGAATCTCTTATCAATATCGGTAAATAAACCAGATTTCTTAATTGTGACAGGCGCATCTTGAAGTTCTTGCATAACAACCTTTTCCATTTTCTGTTGTTTCAAATCATCAACAATTTCTCTATCACTCATGTTAAATACTTTTCTCTTGGCGTTTGTATGCGACATTGCTGCAATACCGCCTTCTGCACGTGTTAATTCCGTATATGTTTGTGCTTTATCACGCATTAATTCGGACTTCAATAATTCTGCCTGTGTTGAAGGATTAGTAAGTGTTAATGTGAAACTATTTAGGTCTTCACTACTATAACCCAATAAGTACAAATGAATCATTGCCATTTTATTGAGTTCCTGAATTGTTGCTTGTTGAATACGATTTACTTTTTTCGAGAACCTAATATCGTATTGTGCCATGTTCTTACCAGCACCTGCAGCATCTTGGAAACTCAAAAATGGTTTCGGAACACCAAGACCAATGAACAAATTATCACGAAGATATTCAATGTCATGAATAGCATCCAAATTACTTGCACCGGGAAGTGTTTCAATACCTGTTTGTGTATTTGCATTTCTAACGGGAAGGAAATAATCTTCATCGTTACCTAATATATTAAATCTGTAGTCGATTTGACCATCATTTGGATTTACTTGTGACGTTTTTTTGAATTTTGTAGCGACTTTCATGATATATTCTTCAATATCATCTTCGTCTATATTTCCAACGTCAATTTTAAATACTTTTTTCTCACCTGCTCTGATAATACGATAAGTAAGCATAGCATCTTCTGCCATAACAAGCTGTCTGAATACCCTACGTACTTTATTAAGTATTGAAGAACCATATGGTAAGTACTTGTCATCACCCAATAGTCTGAAATGTGCGATTTCAAATACATTGAATTCATCACCAGTCATTCTTTCTCTGAATTTTACTAATGGTTTGCCATGTTGTATTCTTTCAAATCTCTCGATTTCGTAATTAACCAATTGTTTTACGTGTGTAATACCCTTTTTGCGTTCGCCATATAATAAAACAAAATTATCACCATATTTAACTAAATTTCTTATCCAGAAAGGTAAATTCACATTAACATTCACCGTATCGTAGAAGAATTCTTCAAGTAAGGCTTTAATTCTTTCTTTATTGGAGTAAATGTTTAACATTTTTCCATTTAAACCAATGGTTGTGGCTTCTTCCATAAATAAATCCAATGCACTACTGATAATTGGATAGTATTCCATACCTTCATAGTCAATATATGCAGGAAGTCTGGCTGCTTCATATTGTAATGCTTTCTGGAAACCTCTATCAGTCGTTCTAAAGAATTTGTTTTGAAGTTCTTTCTTCTGCTCCAACTCCAAACCTTTTCTATGTATTTCTTCAGGACTATTACCTTTAATAACAATCTTTGTTTCTTTTGCAGGAGTACTTTGCGCAATAGATGGTTGTTGGTCACCAAAACCAAAACCGTCAAGATTCATCATTCCATTTAATTGCTGGTATATAGTTCCTTTTTTAATTTGTTCAGCCATTTTTATAAATTTTTATACTTTTTTATAAATACTTCGATTTAATCGAAAAGTTATTTGTTTATAAATACAAATTAATTTTTCTTTTTCTCTTTCAATCCACTAAATAACCAAGCATTTGCAATATATGGGTTTAGCGGTGATGTGCTGTTTGGCGAAATATTTGGTCTATTTTTAAATGCTTGTGGTTTGTCAGCAATTACTTCAACAGTTTCAGTTATACCTGTTTTTGTTTCTCTCTCAGTTTTTGCTCTTGCATCACGTTCTTTGATTTTCTGTTCGAATTCTTTTACATCATTCAAAGTTATAATAGCATTCAACATTTTTTCAGTAAGACCTTTGCTTTGTTTGAATCTTGCCATGTCAAAATTCAATACGTACAAGCCGATTGACATACCCATAATTGAATCATCGTGGAAACTACGTTTATGGTCTGCAACACGATTGCCGGGAACTGTAACGAAAGTCTTTAGTTCGTTTAACAACCTAATCGACCTAATTTTTATGTCACCCCATATAATTGCTCTTTGCATTTCAAGAACAACAGATGCACGATTGTTTCCAATAAAGAATCCCGGTATTAAGTCCACATTAATTATATTACCATCACCCATTGTTTTCTGACCTTTTTTAATATAACCCTGCAATCTATCTCTCGAAGGTTTATGTGTTACTTCGGCATAATGAATATTTTCATAACCAAATTCCAAAAGTTTTTCTACACTCTGTATACCGTATCCACCAGTGATATCCACAACACAATATGCATCATTATATCGTTTACCATATTGATATGCGATTTCTGCAAGTAATTGTGGTGTTATTTTTCCATAATATTCAGCAACTTGTTCGACTTTATGTCTTCTTATTTTAACCTTTTTAGTTTTTCCACCTTTAGTAACAATCTTTTCCTCAATAATTTCAACGGTCTTGAGTATATTAATTGTTGAATTGTCTTCACCATGTCCCGGTGATGCATCAATAGCCATTATATAATCTTCACCAACAATCGGTTGTTCCCAAATCCACATGTTCTTGTCAATATATTCTTGAGCAAAATCTGACCTAACTTCGGTTTCTTGAATACGTTTAAGAAATTCTTCGGCAATAAAGTTATCACCAGAACCCAAGAATGAACATAGAAGTTCTTGTGCGATTTTACGCATGTCGCCATTCGCATCCCTAACCTGTTCTTCGAACCAAGGCGAACTTGCTTCCCATCCATCATCTGCTAATTGAATTCTTTTCTTTTTATCGAAATTTTCATCAACTAATTTAATTTCGGTTTCCTTGCCCTTATTCTTTAACCAGCACAATCCTTTATTATATCGTGGGTCATTATACCACCATAATTCAACAGCCTTGAAGTTATTCTCGCCCCTACGTGCGCCATCAAAATGTTTATAGAATACCGCATCAAGTCCAGAAGGAGTACTAACCATGATAGCACCACCACCAGTACCTAACGTTGGTTTTGCAGCAGTCCAGAATTTATCTCCCTTTTCTGTCCACGCAGTTTCATCCCAGAAAATCAGAGTTGGTGTCATACCACGAAGACCCTTTGAACTAAATGCACCCAAACGGGAATTATTATCGTATATCTTGTCTTTTTGTGTGTCCTTGAGATTCTTTTGGTTTGAATCACGACCCGTTTTTGGTCTAAGCCAATCAGGACAACCTTCGATGAACAATACCACGTCACTCATGATTTCATCACGTGCGGTTTCAAGTTTATCTGCTACAATAGCTACCTGTCGATTTGCATTGAACATTACATACCATGCAATATACGCACAAGTTGTTGTGGAAATACCAGCCTGACGATATTTGTTAGCAACAACAAATCGATTATCTAAATATGTTTGAATTAATTCTTTCTGGTAGTCAAATAATCTAAATGGAACAATAAGACCGTCCTTACCTTGGGTCTGGTCAAAAATTGTTAAATAAGTTTCAATGAAATAAAATGGGTCAATACCACAACGAATAATCTCTTTTTTCCGTTCAATTAAATTTAACTCACTAGCTTTTTTTAATTGTCCGTCTTCGGTTACAATAATTGGTTCTATTTTACCATATTGTTTTCGAAGTCTATCCGCTTGTTTTCTCGCTTCTTCTTTTTCCTTTTCTCTGGTAACATCAACAGGAATTATTGGAATATGTTCTGGAAGTTGCGATTCGTCTTCATTGGAGATATTATCAATATTTTTCGAACTCATTTATAAATATTTATAATAAATACTGCCACGTATAAAAACCGCAAAGCACGGTACGTATCTGTGACGTACCGTGCTTCGAAACCCCTTCATCCTATAGCTGTGGTAAGATGGGCAAATATAAATACTAAAACTTTATCGAAGAAATCTGTACAAAATCATTATTCTTTAAAATAATCTTTCTTGCATTCAATAAATCTTTTACTTTAGCAAGTGTCATACCATAATGAAATACCAATGGAGATTCATCACCATCACCATTATCTTCAAACATTTTCTGATAATCGCTAGTGCCAGTATTTCCGTTCTCGTCTTGTCTTTCGATTTCATATGCCAATGCATGTATTGTATAATAACCATGCATAAATTCCCTATCAACAGCTTCGTGTAGACAAAATAAATCGAAACTATCGGTTTTTAAATTAAAAATAGCATTGATATATTCTTCTGCAGGTGGTAATGCATTATCACAAGCAGGTGATAAATCCCAACACCAGCCATCAATATCTACATTAGTTTCATCCAGTGAGAAAATAAATTCGTAAATGCCTTCTCCTTTGGCGTTATAGCCAACTTTGTTAACGTAAATTAACTTTAGTTTATCATCTTCATAGTCCATATAATGATTTTTTCATAAATACTGAAATTATGATAATGAAATACCATATTCAGATTTAATCACACCATTAACAATGGTTAATGAAAACACGTATTTATCGAATATAATGTTGAGTTGTTTATTCCAATAAACTTTGGAAATTTGTAGTGATAATGATATTCCAAATAGAATAATCATTAATGCCGGGAATTGGAAATACGCTATTGCCAGAGCAATAAATCCCCATGACAGAAGATTTGAAAGCCTTTTTCTGCTGTAATACACATGCATATCAAGTTCTCTTTCTTCAATTAAAAGTCGTCTGTAGTCAAAATCTTGTCCTGCGTTTGCAAGTTTACACAATTCTTCGTTTTTTCTTTTACCACGAATGATTTTGATTGTCGGATAATCCCTCTCAAATATTTTCATGTCTGTTGTACGTAAAACCAAAAAAAATGTTACAAAAAAACCGAACTATTTTATTAGTTCGGTTCTTATTATATAATTTAGTTAGGATTAACCCAATCTATTTCTACCTGTTGCGAAACCACTTGGTCCGCCTTTTTCCATGTAATCAACTGGTGCGTATTCAACTGCATTATTTGCGCCAATTCTTAATTTACCTAAACCTTTTGGGTCAGTAGCTGCTTGACGTAATAACTCAATTTTATTTTCAACGGGTGTTCTTGCTAAGAATCTTCCAATACCACCTGCAAAGTCAACCTTAAACATTTTGTTTAACCATTGGTCAACAAGACCTTCTTTATCAGGAGTTAATGTAGGCAATGCTGCTTTCAATTCCTTTTGTTTACCAAATGCGCCTTCGAATCTCTGATTTGTTTTGCCCATGAAATTCACAATAGCATCACCAATACCTTCTTCTAAGTTTTTCTTAGCAACTGTCGATTCAAAAAGTTGATATTGTTTATCAATGATTGCATCGAGTTTTTTAAGTGTTTCAGATTTCTTGCTTTCAGTAAGAATTGGTTTTCTCATTCCAGTTTTTTCTTCAAGACGTGTACGAACATATTTTCTTAATTTTAATTCGCTTTCAGTCATTGGAACTTTTTTTACGTCTTTTCCGGGTTTACCCAAATTCTTATTTGATTTAACTGCTTTAGCTGCCACAGGTTTTTCTGCTTCATTTACTTTTTTTGCTTTTTTATCAAATGGGTCACCATCACCAACAGTATCGGTAATAGTTACTGCTTCTTCAACTTGTTTTGCTTTTGGAGCAGGTTTTACAAACGGTTTGTTTTTTCCTTTTGTTGCTTCACTAAGATATGCGTTTACACCATCTGCAATTTGTTTAATCAATTTTTGTTTTGCTTCGTTCATTGAAATGTTAACGCTCTTATCGGGACTGATACTAATATCAACACCAGTTGTAGGAGCACCATCCGGTTTAACTACACCACCACCAAGAACTTGAGCATCTGGAGCAAAACCAACTTCTGGTTCTTCTGGAGTTTCAACTTCACCTGTTTCTGGTTCTTCTACTTCATCTTCTTCTTTTAACATTTCCGGTTGTACTTCAACGTTTGCAGGGTCAAGACCTTCTGCAGTTCTGAATTTCTGAAGGTTTGCACCACCAGTTTTTTGAACCTGACTTGTTATTGTTTGTAATAAACTCTGTACATTAATTGGTTCTTCACCAGCTTTAACGGCTTTATCGTTAACAGCAGCAACTTGTTTACCTAAATCAGCAGCAAGTGCTTGAAGTTTTTGTAATGCTGCGTTTTTTTCGCCAGCGTAATATGTCTGTTTAACGTTAGTAGCAGCCTGTCCAACAGCCTGACCTACTTTTTGTCCAGCCTGACCAATTGCATTTGCGCCAGCTTTAACTGCACCACCAATTGCTTGTCCAGCTTTTTTACCTAATTGACCCAGACCACCAAATAATTCGTTTATCTGTGCAATTTTGTCTTCCTCAGTAACTTCATTCATTGAATTAGCAAATGGACTAACCTTTTCTGCATATTCATCATGACCATAATCACCTTTTAATTTTTCAATAATTTCAGGTGTGATAAACAAAGCAACAGCTTTAAAGTCACCATCGTTTTGACCGTCATTATGTGCATTAGCATATCCGCTAACTAAGTTACTCATTTCTTCTTCGCCACATTCTTGAATCGAATCAGCATTATATCCTCTTGATTCAGCATATTGTGCAAATCCACCACATTCACTGCAAGTTTCTTCTGTATTTTCTTCTGCAAGTTCTTCAGGTGGTTCGGTCTTTTCAACATTCTGTCCCAAATCTTCAACATCTTTATCAGGAACTACTTTAAGAATTTTGTCTGCCATTACTTTTCTGTCTTCAATTTCAAGTTCATCGAATTTATCTCTGAATGCTGCAAGAAATGAATTAACATATGATTTAACCTGTGCAGGTTCTAATTCTGTTTTCCTTATTTTGTTCGTTATTTTACCAAGACCTTTTTCAATTTCGGTTGTAGTAATATCTTTTTCACCTGTTTCTGCTGATGGCATTTCTTCATCGCCTTCTGGAGCAACTTCATCTTCTCCACCTTCGGGAGCAGGTTCGTCACCCATATCAGGTGCTGGCATTTCTTCTCCACCTTCGGGAGCAGGTTCTGCAGGTACTTCTTCACCAGTTTCTGGTGCGGGTTCTGCAGGTGCTTCTGCTGGTACTTCAGTATCCATAGGCATTTCAGGTTCGGGTGTAGGTGCGGGAGCATCTGCCGAAGCAGTTGCTGCATCCAAACTACCAATCTGACTTGCTGCTTTATCAATTTCTTCACCAGCATGGTCTTCGTTCAATCTTTTTTTACCTGTTGATTTACTACCATTTTTACTTGGTCTTAACGCAACGGCTTCATTGATTGTATGAAACATCATATTTCTTTGCTTGTCGGCTTCCGCAAAAGATTTATATTGGCATTCGGTAATATTACCCAATCCACCAACATATGCAAAATCTGCAACATTAGGGTCTTGTTTCAATCCTGCCTTTTTGATGTAATAATGGTGACTTTCTTTTATAATACCATATGCAATACCATCGGCTGCTCTCTTATAGTCAATCAATGTGCCTAAATTACGAGCACTTTCCTGTGTCACTGGTTTCTTAACTTCAGCCAACTGTTGAAGTCTGTTATAAAATGCGTCTTTTGAATTATGATTTTTCATCTTTATATTTTTTAATGATACTTATTTACTTGTATATTTTTTTATAAATACTTTATTTCGAGCAAAAAAATGCTGGTATTAGATTATTTCATAACTTTCATTAACAATCTTATACTTGATTAACATTTCTTGAACTCGTGGTGTTATCAAATTTTTTCTCTTAAAATTATCAATTACTGATTGATTTGCTTTTGACTGTGAAATATTCTCGTTTAAATATTTCGCAGTTTTGTGCAATTCTTCCACTATATCGTAAAAAACCTTTTCGGCTTTCTTTCTTTCGACATATTCTTGTAATTGTTCTTTTGTTACTATAATCCTTTTCATGCTTCTGGATTTAAAAATTCGGTAAGACTTAGTTCTTGTGTTAAATAGTCATTTTTTAACGAAACCATTCTTTCAAGGTATCCAGTATTTCTTAAAATTTTGAATACAAGATTTTCTATGGAATATTCACCGCCACTATCAAGTCCTGATTGTCTATATTTCTTTATTTTATTTTTTAATTGTTCGTGTTTTTTCAAGAAATCTTTTTCATTTACATTGGTTTCCAAATCCTCAATAGCATTCATAATGTCAGCAGATTTTAATTGAACGTCTGCACTATCAACATTTATGATTTTCTTAGTTGGTTTGCGAATCCAATCGTTTTTAATTAAAGAATATGTGCCCGATGAATGATGTGGTTCTTTACTATCCTGAAAATACATTTCCACATCATGTCCTTTTACTTGAATGGGAAGTTTATCTGCCCACAATTGTTTTTTTAATTTAAAAAAGTCACCAACAAATTCTTTATTCTCTGAAATCTGGCTAAAATCCAAAACAATATGAACATCCAAATCAGAATTTTCATTATAATTGTAATTGGACATACTACCAGTAAGAATAATGTCATCGTATTTCAAATTCTCTGCATCTGCAAATTCAATGAATCTTTTGGCATTCATTAATAACGTTTTTCTGACTTCTGTTTTTAGTTTATCGTTTTCCCAAATAAGTGGACTTAACGTATCGTGCATTTGTATTGACGATACATCAACTTCATCTGGTTCAACAACTTCTTTCAGTACATCTGAAATATTATTTCTTGACCAATATCTACTCGACCAATATCTTGGTGTTTTTTTAGTTTCAACCATTTTTAATTAAGATATGCAGTTAATTCATATTTACCACTATCCATTCTATAGATAGCAATTGTAACACTTCTTCTTTTATCTGGAATACCATTCTTTAATAAAGGTATGTTCGCTCTTTTGGTTTCACCATAGCCAATACCACCTGTACCAAATTGTGTAAACATAGCATCTTCATCAACTTCGAATCCTTTGTTCTTCACTCTTGTTCTTACAGCATCCAGTGCTTCCGATAGTGTTTCGAAATACGTATCGTTTTGTTCTGGTCTTGCCATTTCAGATACTTCAGTCGATTTAAGCGGAATTTTCTGTAAGATAGTATCAATTTTGTCGATGACATCAAAATGCTTATCATTCACAAGCAAATCGAGTTTAGCTTTAATCGAATCCGCTTTTTTATTATAGGTTTGAACGTCTTCATTAAAATAAGTCGGAGATTCACCAAGTGCTTCTGCCATCGGCATAGGTGTGACTTGTTTTTTCCTCTCAACCATTAATCTATATAAAGTATCGAGTACTTCATATTCTTGGTTTTTGAGTAAGTCATCCAATACCGCTTTTAATCTTTCGACCTTTATATTATAGTCGTTACGATTAATGCCACCCAATTCTTCATCAATGCCTTTTTTAAATCTTCGTGCCAATGCCTTACGCTTTGGAGTACAAGTTGGTTTGGACATTGGAGTACAATATCCTTTATGCGATGGTTCTACGGCATTTTGAATCCACTTATCTTCCGCTTCGGTTAACTTGAAATCGGGATTCAATTTTACCATATTCTCCAATAGCAAAGTCTTAGCATCTTTTAATACTTTCTTCATTTCAATTAATTTTGAATGAAATACAATTATTTTCCAACCTTTGCAATTGCAGCAACGGGTATTTTTTTACCTGCGTTTCCTGCTTCGTCTACCTTATGTTCAGCCTTTTCTTCAGCAGGTGTTTCAGATTCTTCGTGTTCCTTTGAATCTTTTTTATCATCTTCTTTGGTTTCCTTTTCGCCTTTTTTCTTGTCGAAATTCCATTCTTGAAGATTTTCTGCGCCCATTTCTTCTTCAGGTGCTTCTTCTTCACCACCATGTAGTAAAGCATAAAGTTCATCAACTTTAGCAGTTAATTCTTGAAGTTTTTCTTCA